CTCCTTTTTGCTATGTGTGTATTATAGCATTTCGGTGAATAAAGGTCAATCGAAGCAGGCTGTGTAAACTGCTTCGCGTACAGCGGTGTCTACTGCTTCGGCATAGACTTCTTCCAGTGCCAGTGCAGCCAGCATGGCTTGCACAGTGGGCCAACTGAGTTGACGTTGGAATTTCAAGATCACAATGCTTTCTACTGCTTGATTGCCCGCATCAGTAAACATTCCGTATTCATGAATCATATCGTTCCTTGTTGCTGTGTATGTGTGTATTATAGCATTTGGGTGAATAAAGGTCAACCTAACACCGGTTAGGCTGTAGGGGTATAGCCAAAGAATTTAGTGTAGGATTCGCCTAGGCGATATCGCGCAATACCAATTCGCACAGTCTCATCACTCTCACGAATAACTTGATCGCCTTTGTTGATCTTCCCGGTGGCCCAACCTGGCACTCGGACAACCACATCAATGCGGTATTGAGTTAGTGTGTACGGTGCTGACTGTTTCATTTTGTTTCCTATTTGCTGTGTATGTGTGTATTATAGCATTTGGGTGAATAAAGGTCAACAGTGACGTTATTTACGAACAGGAAATCTAAGGAACACGGACCGCACAATCACAAACAACATCATGCCCGCGCCCAGAGCCATCCAGCCATCAATCTGTTCATAACGGTGGCCAACGGCTATAGACACAATAATCAATCCTAACCAATACATATCAATCTCCTGATGTGGGGTTGTATTATAGCACAAGAGCGAATAAAGGTCAATCGTACTGTTTTCGTTCGCCGGACTCTTGATTGTACTCATAGCCCCGGTAGTATTCACGCATCTCTGCAATGGTCATGTCTGGGCCTTCCACACGAGGTGCATTGCCGGTACCATTGGGGTACTTGTGGGGATCTTGTGCTCGACCGTAGTAGCTGTCTGCTGAGCCGCGATCAAATGGGCTACCATGGGAGGCATTGTATGTGATGCCTTGAAATTCTACTGTTTGGACAGTATCAATCATCTTCTTCTCCTATTACTTGAAATAACGATAAGGCAAGCCCAGAGTGTAAGCAAGGTAGTCGTTGTCGCCGCGAGTCTGTTCAGCTTCGTGTATCCAGCGCATGGCCATGTCACGATCCTCAGCACCGCAAGCAATGATGCTCTGCACTCGCATCTCAAACTCGTGAGCTGCTTTTTCTTCAGAGATCTTGCGCTCACACTCGTTGTGCTGGATCATGCGGGACAGGTGCTCAAACTCCTGATTGAATTCAGCCTCCGTCCAACCCGTAGTGTCCACGTGACGAGGACGGAAACCATGAGCGTCTTTGTACATATCCCAGAAGATGCTGTGCAGTTCTTCAGTGCGGGTCATTGTATCTTGCATGATCAGTTCCTTGCTGTGTATGTGTGTATTATAGCACAATGGTGAATAATGGGCAACCAAATGCCCATTATTCATTTAGGCTTCCGCAGTGTCAAACACCACGCCTTTGAACTGCTCGTAGTCGTAGAATGCCACAAGTGTTCGGCCGCTAAAATACACTGTCATTCCGCCCAAGTCTTCGCTTGAGTCAAACAACAGCACACTTTCTTCCTCAAAACGATCTTGCAGTTCTTCCATTTTGTCGTTGCCTGTGGCTTCAAAGCTCTGCATGGCTTCTGCTTCGTAGTTGTGTGTATAGCTCTCAACTGATTCAATTTGCTGTTCTTGTGCATCTGTAAGCATGTGAGTTCCTTTTGTTGCTAAGTGTGTATTATAGCAGAATGACGAATAATGGGCAACCGAATGCCCATTACACTGCAAAATTATACAAATTCCACGTTGTCTGTGCGCATTGTCTGTTTGGCTTGTGCAATAATGCGTTCTTTGTCTGCTTGAAGAGTTTCGTAGCAGATGTCTCCGCTGACATAAGCACATTTTGCTTGAGTAGGAAACATGTGAACAATCTCGCCGTTGTCTTTTACTTTTCTGTGTACATTAAAAGCAAAAATAATTTTGTATGTCTCTTTGTCTTTGTAGTAAATGACTTTGGCTTTTGCAATATTTGCGCTATAAATTGTAGACATAGTTGGCTCCTGTGTTACTAAGTGTGTATTATAGCATTTTGGCAAATAAAGGTCAAGTCAGCGCCAAAGTTCAGCAATGGTGGGATCTGTGGCCTGATGCGGTTTGGGGAGTCCGTGAAAAACCACCAAGGCAGTGTCAGGAGCAATGGCAACTCCGGCACCAGGGCGGCGATGCACTCTGCGCTGAAAGTCAAATCCGCCATCTAGACATTGCCAGCGGTAGCTTTCCACACGCTTGTCCTCAAAGAATCTACGTTGATTTACATCCAGCACATGACCTAGATAATCTTGATCTCCGGGAAACTGCTTGGCCACTTGCCGAATGTCTTTGGTCAAAAGATCGTTCCAGATCCAAGAAAACTTGGCGACATTCCACCACATCATGCTGGAGTTGAGTGTGGTTGAGTTCTGTCGTTGCAGATATCTAAAGTCCCGTATGCCCCAGAAGTAACTGGTGTTCAGGGCCGTGACCCAGTCCAGTTCACGTGCCACCACCACATCAAGATCAAGATACAACAGGTCTCCAGCAAAGTGCTCAGGATTGAACAACTGCATCTTGTACCACCAGGACTTTTTGGGACCGCCCATGCCCCAGTCATCCAGCACATGTTTGATCATGTGTGGCGGTACTGATCTGTCATGTTCGGTGTACACATGCATGCGTATGCCGCCAGGGAACACACGCATCAGCATGTTGTAGAGTCGTTCCACATACTGCCAATCATATCCGGTGCTGTGTATCACACAGGCACAATCAACTATGCCGTCAGTGCTGGTTCTATTCTTTTTAGCCATATGCCCTTTTGTAATTCTTCCACAGTGTATTCAGTGTGACATATTTCTATCAGCCATTGATCTCGATTGATCAAGTAGGGTTGGTCAATCTGTGCTATTGCATGAGCAACTGGATATGCTAGACTGGTAGTATTTACTATGGGTCTTGTGCCCGAAATAGCTGCTTGGATTCCCGGTCCTGAGTTGTAGTTGACCACAGCATGATAATCAAAATGCATGTCAAAACCGTCGTAGGTGTTGCTCAGTCGTGCTGGCCGAACCGGTACTATGTCAGACGGTAATCGATTCCATTGCAACGCAGACCTAGGATGCGACCGTACATGAATTGGTCTGTCAGTGTGCTTGCGCAACTCACGGATAGTATCTGTGATCCAGGCTTCTTGGTTTACTCCGTTCAGTTGATGACTGCGATTGTGCTGTGCTGCTATCAGTACAGCAGGGTTTGCACTGTGATTGACTGCTAGACTGGTGCCTAGTTTTCTTGGACGGTCCAGATCAAGATTGGTTTCGTGCCCATAATAGCCTTGACTTGTCACATTGTTCACCGCCAGTTTCCAGGTGCGACCACGATACAACGCACCAACTTCAATCACTATCACAGATTTTCCCTGCGCACGATAGTGCTGATATACCTGTTGATTTTGGGCCATACGTCCGTGCCACAGCACACTCCATATGACCACTGCATCTGAATTCATGGAGTTTTCTTGTGTTTGTATTCCACGAGCCTGCAGACTATCTAGTACTGCCCCCATGACAGGTCCCGAGTTTTGGGCGCATTGAGCCGGAAAATATGCGATGTTTTTTATCACTGTAAATACACTTATGAGATACTGTGTAGTTACCACTTTTAATGCCGCTGGCTACGAGAAATACGGACATCGCATGATCCAGACCTTTTTGCAAACTTGGCCTGCCGAAGTAGACCTGATTGTGTATGCTGAAAACTGTACTGTAACCGAATCTGCGGCCAATTTGACAGTGCATGATCTTGTGGCAGCAAGTCCCGAACTAGCGGCATTCAAAGCTCAGTGGCGAGATGTGCCCAAGGCCAATGGCGATGTCAGTGCCGATCCTGCTCGAGCACGCCGCAAGGATTCAGGCAAAGGATTCAAATGGGACGCTGTGCGCTTTTCTCACAAGGTCTACAGTATTTTCCATTGTGCTAAACACACGCAAACTGATTGGTTGTTGTGGATGGATGCCGATACTGTTTGCCATAGTCCTGTTACTGTAGCCGACCTTGATCGGTTATGCCCAGCATCTCAGGATCTTTGTTTCTTGGGCCGTCGTGGCAAATACACCGAATGTGGATTGTATGCAATGAAATTGGCCAGTACTGCTACCCAAGACTTTCTACAAAAATTTCAAACGGTATATGATCATGCAGAGACCGGTATCTTTACTCTGGCAGAATGGCACGACAGTTTTGTGTTTGATCATGTGAGAACTCAATGCGCATTAAAAGAACTGGACTGGAGCGGTGATTTGATCACTGGTGAAGGTCATCCGCTGATCAACTCAGACTGGGGCGCATATCTAGACCATCTCAAAGGTGCTAGAAAAGATCTAGGGCGCAGCCGAAGAGCAGACCTTAAGGTTCCACGTACAGAAGCGTACTGGCAATGACCTGGATATTTCTAAACAAAAACAACAGTGACGAGTACATTGAAATGTTTGCTCATGGATCAGGTGCGGTACCCACTTGTTTAGAAACATGGCAGTACGAAGACAGCACAGACCCGCTGGTGTTGCGAGGTATCATGAAACACAAGATTATCAAGCGGTGCTGGCAAGACACTCGTGACTTCTACTACATGGACACTGGATACCTGGGCAATAGACCCGGACCCGACAATCCTAATGGCTGGAAATTCTGGCACAGAGTTGTGCTGAATGATCTACAACACAGTACTGTTGTTGCCAGACCTGCAGATCGTTGGCAACGACTAGGCATTAGCATGCGTCCTGAACAACGTCACAGTCGCAACATCCTGCTGGTTGCACCTGACGAAAAGCCCTGTAGTTTTTACGGCATCACCCTGGACGAGTGGATGCAGACCACAATTGACACATTGAAACAACACACAGACAGACCCATCCTGGTGCGAGAACGTCCAGCATCTCGTTGGGATCGCAAGACACAACGAGCCGAAGACTGGCTCATGGACGTGCATGCTGTGGTCACATTCAACAGTTCGGCAGCAACAGAATGTATTCTAGCTGGCGTGCCTGTGTTTGTCACTGCGCCTGCTAATGCTGCTAGACCTGTGAGCAATCTGGATCTAGGCATGATAGAAACGCCATGGTTTCCCACTGACGATGAACGTCATGCCTGGGCTTGCCATTTGGCATATGGACAGTTCCACACCACAGAACTAGCCAACGGCACCGCAGCCGCAATACTCAAGGAGACTCAAAATGCGTGAACATTATGGATGGCAATTTCCCGACTTCGAAACACACTTTCCCAAGATGCTGAAGAAAAGTGTGGACAAGGGCCTACCGCCCGAATATCAGGTGTTGGTGAGAAAAAGAAGCATTGATCTTTGCAAGTCTCGCGGTATTGCATTAGATATCGGTGCCAATGTGGGACTATGGAGTCGAGATTTGGTAAATAGTTTTGCCAAGGTCATTGCATTCGAACCAGTGGGACTGTTTAGAGAATGTTTGGAAAAAAATGTGTCAGGTGATAATTTTTTTATCAGCCCAATGGCACTGGGAGATCAGGACAGCAAAGGAACCATGATCATCACAGAAGAAAATAGTGGGCACAGTCATTTAGATCCCAACAGCATGGGCACCGGAGATGTGCAGATTGTACGGCTTGACAATTTGAACTTGCAAGGGGTGGATTATATAAAGATAGACTGCGAAGGTTATGAATATCGTGTGTTGCAAGGTGCAGAACAAACTGTGAAACGTTGTAGGCCTATCATGGTGATAGAACAAAAGCCACATGATGCCTACAGCAAAGACTATGGACAATTTGCTGCCATAGCACTGCTGGAATCATGGGGCATGATTAAGTTAGATCAAATTAGAGATGATTGGATTATGGGATGGAACTAAACACAACTGACAACATTGATAAGGGTGCCACGGATTCTGAACGGTGGTCCCACAAATGGGCCTCTGACCGATATCGAGACAAACATCGAGCAAGTTTTGAAATAGTAGATGCTTATCTCAATCAGCCTGTGGGTCGACTGTTGGATATTGGTTGTGGCTTTGCGTGGCAAAGCCGATGGTTCAATGAAAAATACGGTACAGAACTTTGGTTGTTGGATGGTGATGCCAGTACTAATGCTACCAAGCCCGAGTCAGCCAGTTACGGCAACTGGAATACAGATCCTGACCAATTGAAGTTTTATCACACATTTGATTTTTTAAATTCAAAACTACAAGAACTTGGCACAAAGAACTATCAACTGATTGATGCAAACAACATCAGTATCCCCAGTGACGTTAAGTTTGATGTTATTACGTCATGGCTCAGTTGCGGACATCATTATCCTGTAAAAACTTATATAGAGTTGATGAAGAAACATTCACATGAAAACACTAGAATCATCTTGGACATTAGATGCAAGGGCACAGCAACAAACTACATTGGTGTAGATGGATTTGAAGTTGTAAATGTTGTTTCAAACGCTGGTGGCAAAAAACGTGCCACAGTGGAAATCAAGTTGCTATGACCATAATAGATAAATCATACCAAGATCAATTGGAACGATTGCACCAGGATGGTAAATTTGGCAACGGACGCAAAGCCTATAGAATTGTCAAAGATTTCATGCAAGAACACAATCCCAGTACTGTACTAGATTTTGGATGCGGGCAAGGAGGACTAATTACTGTTATCAGAGATCTGCATCCGGGTATTCGAGCTGCTGGCTACGACCCAGGAACTCCAGATTTTGCCAAAATGCCTGAACAAACATTTGATGTGGTTATCAGTACTGATGCACTGGAACATGTTGAACCTGCACACCTGGCACAAACATTAAGAGTTATTGGTAGCAAAATTCAACGGTATGGTTTCTTTAGAATTGCCTGTTACCCTGCAAAAAAAAAGTTACCCGATGGGCGTAATGCTCACTTGATTGTGGAGTTGCCTGAGTGGTGGAGAGAACAAATACTCACTCACATGGGAGTGACTATTGTGGCAGAAGAGATTAGTGTTTTTGATAAATCACAAAAATGGGACTGGGTAATCGGACACGTTTATGATGTTACTGTAAAAAAGGCATGAACTTTTGATAGATGAGACCAGTTTTGCCATCCTGGTCACTCCAGTGTGCTGTTGCTAGATCATGTATCCACTGACCTGTGCTAAATTGTTCAGGTGATTCAATGGTGCTCATGTCATGATGTGCCACGGTCCAGGTCACTGCACTGGCATCATCTACCCAGACTGGCACACCTTCTAACACAGCGGCAACACTGGCACTGCTGTTGAAAAACACTGCTGCATAGGCCAATTGCAGATTTTCCAGCAGAGTTGATTGTTCTGGATTTATCACCCGCACATGCTGTCTGACATATTCTTTGCTTTGAAACTTGGCAAAGTCTGCCATGTCAAACTTGCCAGGATGCGGTCGTATCACAATTTCTCGTGTGGTATACTTTCGTATCTCTTGAATTTTGTCAGCCAACCAGGCCAATGGACTCAGAGTTTTCATACTAAATCCACCATCACGTTGCATGCCTATTAGAATATAGCCATCACGGAATCGAGTTGGCCTCATTGTGATGCCCAGCTGCTGTTGTATCTCTTGCCACTTGGTGGAATCACTATTACGGTTAGCATACTCGGCACGATCATAAAATGGTCCGCCAAGGCTGTATCGAAGATATGTGCCTGTGTTGTCCAGATACTTGAAGCAACTGGCATCAATGCACATGGTACGAAACCCGTGTCGTTGTTGTTCAGCAATAACTTCTTTTCGCAGTGCAATATTTCTACCACCTGTGTTTGTTGTGGCCCATCCCAGCATCACTGCCAGCTTGGCGGGTTGACATCTATAGTCCCAGTCCACAACCACACTGTGTCCAACTGCTCGTACACCTTGAGCAAAATTTTCAAGGCATGCTACCTTGCGCTCATGCTTGTGCGCATTGGCCACACTGGATGCATACACAACCACATCAACCATTGTTCAGGATCCGCCAGGCTGTGCCATCACGCATCTCCAGTTCAGTAAACTGACAATAGGCCAAATGATGTGCCCAGGCTGTGACTTCATCTAGACTGGGAATACGTGGATTTTCAATTGCGCTGAGACTTTGACTGCACAAGGGTCCAGCGGCGTTGGGACCCAGTGTGATAGCCGGTTTACCATACAGCAGAGCTTCTCCAGCTGCAATACTACTAAACGTGACCAAACAGTGTACATCACGGTCCAGGGCCATTTCCATGGTGTCATCGTTGACCCTGGTGCTACGACCTTGTTTGGCGCGAATCACAACCGGGCGATCAGAATACTTTTTGATTTCTTCTTGCACATTGGCCAACCACTCTTCCAGCACAATATCATAGTTGTTCAGAAGTTTTTGGCTGGGAGGAGCAATCAGGATATTTGTTCCTCTTCGCATTTTTTTAAGTTGCACACCAGTATTGCTAAATCTGTCGCCGGGCCGTTCCACAATGTCACCAAACCATTGTACATCGTTTCGAGTAATGCGATGAAACGTTTTTTTCTTGCCATTACCAAAATAGCCTGTGTCAATGTAGTAAAAGTCTCTACCGGCATCTTTACAGGCCTGCATTTGCTTGCGTTTGGTAATGCCACGCAGTACCACAGGAGTGGCTGTGAATTCTTCTCGGCTCCAGCTGCTGATTTGGCCACCAGCACCTTGCACAAAACTTTGTAGTATGGGATCGTACATGTGACCCTTTCTTTCGTATCTGTATTCGCTGTCGGTACTCACTATGTTGTTGACAGGCAATGCAGCCAGTTGTTGTGTCAGTAGCGGCAAGGTAATACCATACACCAGTCCTGCCGGGTCCACACGGTATTTCAGAATGTTTTCGAACAGTACTGTGACGTCCGGTGGTGCTTGATCAAATATGCTCAAGGGCACCGGTGGTGCAGGCGGTTCTACCCAGTCATCATCTAGTGGCTCTTGATCGATCATTTTATATCACGCTGTTGACAGTATTCTGTAAAGATACGTTCTCGATGCCACTCATCCGAAAAGTCACCTTGATCGGCAAACTCATGGAAACAAGGAGTTCCCAGTGTGTAATGAACCAGTTTTGCCAGTGGGTTCCATTCGTATTCCACATCCAACCAGTTCCATTCTTTAGGTAGTTCGCCAATGCGAGCATCATCTATCCACGAGAAGCGGTGGAGCTCGGCACCTGTGGCATGTTGGACAAACTCGGGAGTAAGTCGCCGGTTAGGAAAGCTATTACAATTCCACAGAATAACACTACTCCAATTTTTTCGAGGATAGTTTTCATTTTTTGATCCTAGGTATTTTTCACTCATGCGTGTTTGATAATCATGTTTGACCACTTGCACATCTTGTGCAGCATTACGCAGGTTCCACAATTCAGCAATGTCTCCACGCACAATCATGTCACCATCTATGAAGATAGCATGCCCGGTGTAGTTCATCAGGTGCGGTACCAGGAAACGACTGTAGATAAACTGATTGCTGCCATCTGTGTGTGTTTCTGTGTAATCGCGGAACAGATTTAGAGCCAGGGGAATAATGCTGACTGGTTGACTGGCGTGTCTAATTATTGAGTTCACGCACACATGATATGCTATGGCTTCTCTGGGATCGTAGCCCACAAAAACTGGTATAATGTTTGTCATTTTCGTTCTATGTCCGTTTCCGCACAGTCCTCGCCGTACTGTATTTCAATCAGCTTCAAGGGTTGGTCAGTTTCGTTGCACAACTGATGCCACTCATTTAATTTTATCCAGGCGGATTGATGCCGTGCGGGACTTGCCATCAGTTCATATTCAGTGCTGTGAGGATCCACAGTGTAGACTGTGGCTTCACCTTCGGCCACAAACCAGAACTCTGCACGACTTGAGTGTCGTTGCATACTGAGTCGCTGACCCGGCATGACTGTGAGTTCTTTGAGTTTGACATGATTATCAACTTCGTGCAGCACACGATAGTAGCCCCAGGCTCGTTGAGTCTTTGGGGCTTTCCATTCTTCCAGTATCCAGCTGCTGCTATTCTGTTTATCGTCGCCGCCTACTCCAAATTTGAAAATCACATCTTGCACCACCATTTCAGGAATATTGACTGCTGTGCGATCACCGCCGTTGGCAAAGATGATTTCATCCCGGGGATACAACATCTGCACATTGCGTATGGCTTCAATTCCGGATCCGTCATCGTCGTTGAACAGGATACAGTGATCTACCATGCGTAGATTTTCTATCACTGCCACACGCTCAACCGCAGGCATAAACGGTCGGCCTTTTTTACGACTCAACCATGCGTCAGAATTTACTCCCACTACCAGTCGATCACCAAGTTGGCGGGCTGCTGCTAGATAGGAAATGTGTCCAGAGTGTAGGGGATCAAATCCCCCAGTTACAAGTACAATTTTCATACTTGTATTTAAACACTGATTAGATCAGGTCTAGTTTTTCCCACGGCAAATAGTCTTTGCCAAAGTGTCCATAATTGGTAGTTGATCCATAAATTGGACGGAACAAATCAAATCTCTTGATAATTCCTGCAGGGGTTAGGTCCACATTGTTTTGTACCCAATCAGTGATGGCTTGACTGTTGCCATCACTTTGTACATAGAAGCTCATGGGTTGCTCAACTCCAATTGCATAACTGATCTGACATGTGGCACGGGTGGCCTGGCCGCTGGCCACAATATTCTTGGCAAGATAACGCATCATGTAGGCTGCACTGCGATCTACCTTGGTGGGGTCTTTGCCACTAAAAGCGCCGCCACCGTGTGGGCAAGATCCACCGTATGTGTCCACAATAATTTTGCGTCCAGTTAATCCTGTATCCCCATCGGGTCCGCCAATGACAAAGCGTCCTGTGGGATTGATGTAGAACTCTGTGGAATTATCAATGTATTTTGCAGGCAATACACCAAGAATAATATTTTTTACTGTTAGTCGAACATGATCAATATCCACCAAATCACTGTGTTGAGTACTGCACACGATCTTGGCTATGCGTACAGGTGTGCCGTCATCATGATATTCAAATGTAACTTGCGATTTAGCGTCAGGTCCTAGCCAATCAACCACCTGAGTTTTGCGCACTTCTGTCAGTTGTTCAACAATGCGATGGCTCCAGTAAACGGCTGCTGGCATAAAATTTGCAGTTTCATTACAGGCATACCCAAACATCAGGCCTTGATCTCCGGCACCAAACGAATCTGTGCCAAGTGCAATGTCAGCACTTTGCCCATGTAGCAAGTTTGTGATTTCTACTGTGCGCCAATCAAATCCTGATTGCTCATATCCAATTTCTTTAATAACACTTCGCACAGCAACATCAACATCTTCAGACTGTAGTACACCTTTGTACTCTCCGGCAATCACCACACGATTGGTAGTTACCAAGGTTTCGCATGCACATCTTAGTGCAGAATCCTGTTTGGCCATCACAAGATCTAGTACTGTATCGCTAATTGCATCTGCAATTTTATCTGGGTGCCCTTCTGACACCGATTCACTTGTAAATAAATAACTCATTAATTTCCTTAAACTTGAATATCTTCCATGCCGGCTGCTCTAAGTCTAACAATGTGGCCCAGCATGAAGTTCTTGCTTTCTAGTGCTTTCATGATACCCAGCCAGCGATTGCGCAACAGGGCCACTTCATTGATGATGGTTTCAAAATCAATCACTTCATCTTCGCCGTCCACATACTTTTCAGCATCTCTGCTGCTGAGAGCACGATTGTAACCTTCCAGATACTTTTGAAAGTGCTTGCGACGAATCTTGCGCAACTGAATGTTCAGCAGATTCAACACAGCTTCTACTTCCTGAAGCTGGTAGAATCTCTGCTCAGTTATGCCCGGAAGCAGCTTGATGTTGTTTTCGACAATGCCACCAATTCGACAATCTCGTTTGGCATCTGTGAGCTCACGATCATAGTGCGCCATAAAGTCTGGGATCTTGCCCAGATCCGCTGCCACTTGACTATACCACATGTTCTAATTCCTTTACTAGCCAAGGAAAAACCTCAACCCAATTTGTCCCACGTCTGCGATCAGTTTCATCAAGATATGTTTTTAATTTTAAAATCTCGTTACTGTTCGGCTGTGATTGAGAATAGTTGTGTGCAATACCTTCCATACACTGCATGGCCAATTGATCTTGATCAGTGGCAGTTGGCATAGAATTTAGGATACAATCAAAATCTTGTTTAAACACAGAGTTTCCTAAAATGTTTGGCACAAGATAACTAGGTCCCGGTGTAACTACGCTGAAAAAATGTCCTATCTCACGATGTGATTTCCAGACTTTTATTTTTTCAATTAGTGCGGGCATGGTCTTGATTGTGAGAACGCTGATGGTTTGATTTATATGCAAGGTCAACCAGGGCTCTTGCAGCAATCTTTCAAAATTTGCAATCCAGGTGTTTACTTTCATTCCATACCGAGTATACTCTTGTTCGGGACCAAGACAATCAATGCTACAGGTTAAATCAACTCGTTTGAGTTTACCACTTGTGACTAACTTTTTAAATCGTTGCACAAACACTTCTAGTTTATTAGAATCCAACATTAGATTGGTTATGGTACATAACTCTAGATCAGGATGTTCAGTAGATTCAAAATAATCCAAACAAGTTTCAAATTCAGGTTGATAAAATCCTTCACCACCTGCTATGGTAAATCTTGACAGACCAGTTGAGTGCCGATTCATCCATTGCCAGAACTTTGCTAACATAGTCGAATAATCTGAATCAATAGGAAAGGATTCTAGAACAACCCCATTTTTTTCAAATTTACCGTATTTTTTATACTCCTGATTCATTCTTGAGCTTAACTCAGGTGCACAATACAAACAAGAGAGATTGCATTGATTATTAAAAAATACTTCAAGAACTGTTGGCTGCACTACGACTGCTGTAGGGTCCTGATCCAGTTCAGGCGGCGATTGATTTGGTATTGCCAGATGTCTCATGCGATCGCTGGAGCCACCGCTTTGTTCTATGTCACGACAATAGTAACAACTGGAATCTTCGGGCCAAAGCCCGTCCAACATTCTCCGGCGTTCTGATTGCTTTTTTTCAGTATTGTGAAAAGTATCAAATGTTTCCGGAGTTAACTGCCCGTGCCCAGCACGATGGCAGCTGGCAGTTACTCCTTTGTAAAGATACAGTGTACTCCAATTCCATTTCAACTGGCAAGCTGTTGCCGTTTTAATAGGAAAATATTTGTCGCCCATTAGTTTTCCCAGCGGTCATCTTCTGTGGTGTCGCTATCTTCTTCAGGATCTTCATCTTCAGGATCCACATAGTCTTTGTCGTTGTCAAGATAAGCAGTGAGCGCACGTTTGATATCCACATCGTTCTTGAAGGCAGCACGAATATCATCCACATCTGAATCGTTGTCAATCAAGATTGCAACCACAGCTTCTGCTGCTTCGTCACGATCCACTGTGTTCACGTAACGCTTGAGTTCGCTCCAAATTTCACTTGCTACTGTTTCGCTCATGCTTCGTCTCCTGCTTCTTCAACTACGACCTCATCTTTAATTTTGGCAAAGTCTGCCATGACCTTGTCAAGACAGCCATCTTCGTTGGCTTCCCAGGCCTTGCGAAAATACTTGATAATTTCGCCTGTGTCCTGTATAGTGAATGCCAGTCTATTGCCATCCTTTTTAAGGATACCTTTTTTCTCAGCCAGATCAGTCAGGCCCGAATATGGACTCATGCCCGTTGTGTACGGAATCTTGACCTGCACACCTTCGAACGGCTTTGAATAGCGTGTTTTCATGATCTTGCATGACGCACGGATACCGTTGACTTCGGATACCTTGTTGCCATCTTCATCTTCTTTGAGCTTGAGTTTCTTCATGGCAACCACAATTGAACTTGCATAGATAAATCCTTGACCACCCGAGATCTTGTCATCTGGGTCAAACATGTCTTGACTTGCATATGTATGATTGGTACACACCAAGCCCACATTGTAATTACCAAACATGTTGACACAGTTACGAACCAAGGCTGTGAGTGCTTTGGGTTTACGACCCAGGTCACCTTTCATTTCGCCTGCTTCAAACTGGTTAACGTCTGTGGGTGTCAACAACATGCCTAAACTGTCAATCACAAACATGACCTTGGGACGTTCGCCTTCGGCCAAGGCCTTGTAGTCCTGCATGAATGTAGAAATTGTTTTGGCCACATCGTCAATCATGCTCATGCTCAGTTTCAGCAGTTTGTCTTGGCTGGTGTCCACACCCAGGGCCTTGAGCCATGCTTCGTCTAGAGCGTTTTCGCTGTCAACTAGCACCACATAGATGCCTTGCTCTTGTGCGTTCTTGATAATGTTGCCCGAGCAGATGTAACTTTTGCCTGCGCCAGATTCCCCAGCAAATACTGTGACCTTGCCCAGCGGAATGCCTCGATCAAAAAATCCTGAGATTAGATAGTTCAGTGCAAAGTTACCTGTGCTTACCCAGTCTGTGGGATCATTGAAGCCAATACTGAGTCCTTCAATGCTTTTTGTAATTTCCTTGCGGAACTTGCTCACGTCAAATGCTTTTGCCATTCGTTTTTCCTTAATACAAATAAAAACACACAGGGTGATTCACCCTGTGTGTAACGTCAGATTACTTCTGTTGACGTGAACGAATCATAGCCAAAATGTCTTCAGCTTTCTGTGCTGGTTTTGGAGCAGCAACAGGTTCAGCAGCAAAAGATTTTTCCGCCGCAGCAACATCTTCGTCAAAGTCTGCAACAGGTGCAGGTGCCGAACGTGCTACAGGTGCAGGTGTATCTTCAGCGGCTGTGCCAGCAGGTGCGTTGACACCAGCAGGGCGGAAGTACTGACCCCAACGCTCTGTATCGTAAGGCTGACCGTCTACACTCGCTTCAAACATTTCCTTGATTACCTTGAGCTCAACTGCTCCGGGCTTCTTGGGCAAGAATGTGCTGAGATCATACAGGCCGTGTGTAGACACAGCAGCCTGTTCAGCTTCGGTCAGGGCGGATTCTTTACGAGCCCATTTTGATGTGTTGTAGTCTGCGTATCCACCTTTGCTGGTCTTGGCAATGCGGAAATCCAATCCACGCAGCATGTCAGTTGGCAATTCTTCCAACTCAGGATCCATCAGGGCACCCTTGATCAAGGTAAACAACTGAGGTCCAATGATGAACTTGCGAATAGGATTGTCCGGTGTTTTGTCGTCGCCAATGGGATTCTCACGTACAAAACCCTGGAAAATGTAACTGCGCTTTTTCCAGTACTTGCGACCCATGTCTTCAAGACTCTTGTCCTTGAACCATGTGCGTACTTCTGCCAAGATTGGGCAAGCATCGCCCCACATCTCAACACATGGTACTTGAACCATGACTTGTTTGGAATCCATCTCACCTTTGACGCCATTGAATGGCAGTCGAATCATTGCTCGCTCTGCCCAAAAGAATGTGTTTTTTGTGTTACCGTCTGGCAGGAAACGAAGTACAGCTTCTTTGCCTTCTTCCATGTTCCAGTGTGGGTAAATTGATTTGTCGCCGCCGCCAGTGGATTGTCCACCTTTGTTGCTGTCTGCGGCCTGTAGCCGTGCGCGGATTTCTGCTAGTGATGCCATATTGTGTTGCCTTTCTTGTGCGTTAATATGATTTTAAAAATTTAAGATCTACTTAAATGTTGCCTACAAGTTATTATAACACAGCTTGTCTGTGTTTCCTACCACCAAAGGTAGCGAACTTTGCCTATCTAGTTGCTTACGGAAGGGCATGCCACTACACGCCCTTCTTTGATTTATTTATGTTATCTGATCAAGGCCAGAGATTTTATTCTGGCCAAAACTGCATCGCCTTCGCGAGACTCATACATACTGCCTTCACATTTGGCCAGGCCGTGTTCTGGGCAGTAGGCACCTTCTGAGGTCATGTTGCATGCGCCTTCCGCAACTGGTGCATCAAATCCGCTCATGACTTCGAATGTGGATATGGCATCAGCTTCGGGTACAGCCCGCATGGTATGATTGCCGGTTCCAAGTTCTTGATCCAGTCTGTCACTTACCCATTCGTATGGATCGCCGCTGCGAGCTTTTGCTGTACCATATGGCATTTCGCCTTTGTTCACATAGTAGTCATACAATGCATCGAAGAGGTCGTTATCAAGGTCAGCACCTTGCTCAAACTGTGCCACTTCGTGTTTGAAACGATCCAGAACATGCATGAGTGTTTCGCCCGATTCGTCTATCATGCGACTTTCGGCCACTGGCACACCTGCATACTTCAGCATGGTGTTGAGTTCTGTAGATTCTGCCACACCTTGCTGAGCAGGCAAGTATCCGATTGGTAGTCCTTGTGCATCTGGCGCCACAGTATAGATATGTCCATTTTCTTCACGAACCATAAATCCACCTGGACTAACAGTTTGTTCGCCCCAACTAGTTTGAATAGTTTTATCTTCTAATCCCAATTGTTTTGCTGAAACCATCTGCGTCGGTACTTTCTTAACAAAGAAAGGTACCTTAGAAGGATCAATACCCAGTTTACTTAATGCAACTAATGACGGGATCTTACCACGAGATTTTTCATCTTGGGGTAGTTGTCCACTGAATTTAACATATTTCTGTGATACTACTTCGGGACTAGCAACATATAAATCTAAAGCAGTACCGTTCCACTGGAATACAACATAACCTTTATTTTTGTATTCGTCAGTATAACTTGTTTGGTCCACTGACCCTAATGCTTGTTGAACTTGCTGAACTTGTTGGGGTGTACCAATTTGGTTTATTTTTGCCAACGGAACCAATGCCACTGGTGTGTTTTTAATAAACATCATGGGTTTAGCATTGGCATACATTTGATTCAATTGTTCTTGAGAAATCGCAGTACTTTGATCAGAGGCTTCCGCCACGCCTTGCTCGGGCAGCACAGGAGCCGCATGTTTGCCTAGACGACTACGGATGTGATCTTTTTTGTCCTGATCGGGGATCAGTTGCTGGATTGCCCGAAGTCTAGTATCACCGGGTGTCCAATCTTTAGGTTTCTGAATTTCGTAACCTCTGCCCTTTTGAATACCAAAAGTTTCAGTATCACTCTTTGGTAGTTTAGAGCCAATACTATTGACTCTAGCCCACGCTGGACCATCTTCGGCCATGGCCTGCGGTTCAGGAGCTGTTTGTGGGTCAGCAGGATTGCCTGGCTCTGTGGGTTCAGGCATTTGAATACCCAGTTCGGCCAGGCGATTCATAACTTCTGTGTCGTTGAAGGCATTGGCTCTGGGATCTTGAGCTGCTAGTTCACTCAGTCGATCAAACAAGATGTCATCGCCCACTAGGTCATACAGTTGCTCTGTTGCATTGATAGCATCAGGTCCCACGATCAATTCTGACGCCATAAGCGTTTTGAGTTTGTCCAGTTGCTCTGGTGTTTCTGGCAAGTTCCAGGTGCCTTCGGCTAGATTGTTGATCCACGATTCAAATATTTCTGCTTCTTTCATATCACGTCCTTGTTGTATTTTGGCCAGCAACGGTAGTGCCTGCTCAATTCTTGTGTCAATTGTTTGTTCCACAAACAATGTTTTGATGTTTTCCACCAGCTCTTCTTGTTCGGTAATGTCCGCAGGATGCCAAGATTCAAAATATTTGGAGTATCCACGACTGGTGCTCATTCTCTTGAGATTTTCACGTAGCTGTTTGTAGTAGACCTGTGCCTGTGATACCACTTCTTGGGTAACACCTTCCAGCACTCTGCCGGCGCTGGCACGATTGAATCTGCTGAGTGTGGCAATTTCACTTACCATTTCGGTCAAGTGACAACCACGAATGTCATAGGGCTTGCCACCCTGTCGCACATGTTCCAGCATGGCTCTGCCACCTGACAGATTCCTAAATCCCAGTCTAAAACATTCGCCATCTGCTGTTTCCACAAACAGACTTTCCACATGACGGAAACGTGCATCGTTTTCACCTAGTGGTTGGCTGTGCTTGATCTTGAGTCTGGCCTGTGTAGGTTCTCCTGCATAGCTGATGTTGCGATTGCCATAGTAGCCTTCAAACAGGCCTTCTTGTATGGCAGCAAGTCCCTGCATGGTGTGCTTGAGTTGACTAATATCTGCTATGGTATGTGTCCAACGATTCATTGTGGCTTTTTTGCTAAGATGCTGTATAAAGTCAAAAAACTCGTTTTTATCAGTGCCTTCCATGGTACGGCCTAGATTGTCGCCGTACATGATCTTCATTTCGTTGTCTGAATCCAGCACAATAACCATGGTGCCATAGTTTTTGCCCGATGCACCTTGGTAGTCAAAAGTAAATGTTTTGGCTTCTGGTGCGTCAGTTGGCCGGCCTGATCGATCCAGCATTTCTGGATGCAAATCTCGAGTTGCCAGCAGATCCAGCAGTTGTTGTGATAGTGTATTCTCTGTAGCCATAGTTGTGTATTTAGCGTTATCTCAAGATAGATATAAATGGCATGGG